TGCTGTACAAGGAGAGACAATGTCCTACTACGAGATAGAATTAGAATTAGATTCACAAATTTTTGCCAACGGAGATATGCAGTACAAACTGGTGCCAGGTGTTCAAGTACACGTGTTCGTGCTTACTGGTGAACGGACAATATTGAGTTACGTCACAACACCTTTCCACAACAGCATAGGACAAGCACTACAGGAGAGATAATGTTAACTTGGTTTTTGATAGGAATATTTGTTGGACTTTGCATTAGATGTATTGCCAAGCCTCATAAATCTGAGATAGACAAATACAAAGATCCTTGGAACTGGACTGGATTCGGAGGAGGTTAATGGATAAGAAACCTACAATTAAAGAAAGATGGAAGAAAGCCGCCACAGCAGATAATATTGTAGACGCAAGTGTAGACGTTTTCTTGATTGTGTTTGATGTATTAAGTTCTCCTATACTGATTGTTATGAGAATGGTGCGTTGGGTACTGGCAAAATTTGTAAACCAACACGTAAAGAATTTTATTAAAAGAATAGTGCATTGGTTCCTTGACCAAAGAAAAATAAGATTATCAAGAGGACAAAACATATTCCGTTATTACTGGTACTTGTGGTTATTAAGTCCTGTGATTTTGTTAGGTCTTTCACTGTTCTTTGGCATATCTATTGGCATATTGGAAGGACTAAAGGAGTTAGGGTGAGTAAATTTTTTAAATGGATAATTGTTTACCTACTTGTTACACCTATATTTTACATAATGACGTTTCCTATATGCAGTTTAATTGCATTAATGGATTGGGGTAATGGCAAAACTTTCAAAGAAAACTTAAGAGAAGTAATGGGAATTAAACAACAATGAAAATATTAACAAGCATATGGATAGTGTGTATCACAGTGATGATCGGTGTGGGTTTAAGAGTGTATGACGTAGAGCCACTTAAAATATTAAGGCTTAAAACTTTTGACTACTATCAACAAATTCAACCTAGAACAATTACTTCCAATCATTTTGTTATTGTAGAAATCACAGAAGAGGATCTCACAAAGTATGGGCAATGGCCTTGGAGTAGAAATTTTGTTGCAGAAATACATCAACGCATTATAAATCAAAAAGCAAACACAGTGCAATATAATATTCTATTCAGCGAACCAGACAGATTAAATGCTAGTTCGTTTGTTGAAACGCAAAACTTACCTACAGAACTAAAAGATAAACTATTATTGATTCCTGACAATGACCAGACCTTGGCACAATTTTTTAATGTAGGTGATGCTGTGCTGATGTACAGTGTCAAAAATAGTGCCACTGACGGAAAAATTAAAAAACCAAACATAATGTACAAAGGTGCAGACCCAAAAGGTTGGCTGTTTAATTTCCTAGGTGTAGTAAACAATCTTCCTATATTTTTAGACAGTGCAAAGGGTGTAGGAGTCAACATTATGATTCCATCTATCGACGGCACAGTAAGAAGCCAACCATTACTTGTAAACACAGACCAAGGTGTAGTGCCTGCACAAATACTTGAAACATTGAGAGTAGTAATGAATGGACGTGCATACAAGGTTGTCACAGCACAAGACGGAGTAAGAGAAATTTATCTTAATAGACAATTTGTTATTAGACCAAATTCAAATGCGATGATCAATATAAATTTTGCAGACCCTAACACTATTCCAACTATAAGTGTAAATGAATTAATGACAAATGATATAGACCTAACAAACAAAATAGTTGTTGTTGGTTTAAATGCCGCTGGGTTAAGCACACTCAAAGACACTCCTTTAGGTTTAATGACTGATATGCAAATATCCGTTCAAGCCATGGATACTATTGCGACGAAAACAGATTTACAAAGAGATAACAATTTAAATCTATATGAAATAATAGGCACAACTATTTTGTTGTTGATATTTTTAATCATTGTGCCTAGATTAAATGTGTTATGGACTGCTGGAATACTGTTGTTGAGTGTCAGCAGTATCAGTTATGCAAGTTGGTATATGTACTCCTCAATGAATGTGATGGCTGATGCCAGTTGGGCAGTGCTATTGCTTTCAATCACTTGGGCACACTTGACATTCAATAATTTTGCTACACAAAGTAGATTAAGACAACAAATTAAAAAACAGTTTGAACACTACCTAGCACCTGACATGGTAGCAAAACTGCAGAAAGATCCTGGACTATTGAAACTGGGTGGAGAAACAAGAACAATGACATTTATGTTTTCAGACATACGTGGCTTTACTCCAATCAGTGAAAAATACAAAGGCAATCCTGCAGGACTTACAAAACTGATCAACAGATTCTTAACACGAATGACTGACATTATCATCAGCAATGGTGGAACCATAGACAAGTTCATGGGCGATTGTATCATGGCATTCTGGAACGCACCATTAGATATCAAAGACCATGCCAACAGAGCAGTGAAGAGTGCCATTGAAATGCAAAAGGAATTGAAACGCCTTAACAAAGAATTAAAGAAAGAAAAGTTGCCAGAGATCAAGATAGGTATAGGTATTAACACAGGTGAGGCCTTGGTGGGTAACATGGGATCCGAACAAAGATTTGATTACTCTGTGATAGGAGATGATGTCAATCTAGCAAGTAGATTGGAGAGCAGTTCAAAAGAATTAGGCAGTACACTTGTGGTAGGTGAAAAAACAAAAGTTCAAACAGATGGGTTCAAGTTTCACAGTTTGGGCACAATTAAAGTCAAAGGCAAAACTGAAAAAATTAAAGTGTTTACTGTAAAATAGTTATTTTTTGGATTTGTTATTCTTTTCTTTTTCTTTTTGTTCTAGCAACATATTCAATTTTTGAGTCAATCTGATCATATCATTGTCTAGCATTCTAATTCTATCTATTAAACCAATCAATGTTCTGTTTGCATCTGAAAGCACAGGCTTGATTTCTTTAGTTACCCATATCCACACGTAGTAGACAAAGTAACCTAGTCCAAATGCGGCTATGATTGGAAATCCAAATTCTTTAATTGCGTTGGCTAGTTCTACAGTCATTAGTCTTTCCTTGCGTCTTCTTTTCCTTCGTTAGCGGCTATTCTATCCACATTAGGTTTTACACCTTCTATATGGGACAGCAAGGTATCTATTTTTATTAAATCATTGTTCATTGTTTGAACTCTGTTGTCCAAACTTTGAATTATATTTTTCAAACCACATACAGAGCCTGTCACTGTGGCTAATATGAAACGCAATATGATAAAGATGAAGATTCCTGATGCAACTGCACCTGCTATTGGAAACCCTACTTCTGATACAAATGTTAAAAAATCCATAAATTATTATGTAGGTATTTATCTATGGCCCATATACCTTGCTTTTTTTGGTTGTTGACAACACATAAAGTTTATGTTATACTGTTCACTAATGCTTTATCCTGTTCCATTTCTGACTTATATACGGTAAATAGTGAAAAAGAGTCATTTATGAAGAAAAAAACACGTTCGATATTGGATGAACTGAACCGGATTTCAGAAAGCAGAAACACTGAACACTTTTTGGAAACAACTGGCAGTAATCTTATTGAAAGTGCTGTAAACTTACTAGGTGTGATACAGAGTCATTACCCAGAAGAAACAGCAGTTGAACTAGAAAGACGTTTCATAAACAGTATCCGTAATGGTGATCCTAAAAAATTTAAAGTTGGAATTAAGAAGATAATTGATGAAAAAAAGAATTAATGAAGGTGGCAACATCTTTAAAACACAAGATGGACAGCCGGGCACTATCCGAATTAATAGAGTCGATGTAGAGCCAACAATTCAATGGCTGGAAACAATCACAGGCTTAGAACTTACTGATCACAAACTTGGTACAACAGGACTTGCTCCATCATCTGGAGATATTGACCTTGCTGTTGATCAAAACAAAATCAACAAAGAACAATTGATTGCAAAACTATCTGGATGGTTGAGATCAAAGAATATGGATCCAGCAGAGCACATCAAAAAAAGCGGAGTGAGTGTACACTTTAAAACTCCTATCCAAGGCAATATTAAAAATGGAAATGTACAAACAGATTTTATGTTTGGAGATCCTGAATGGATGAAATTTAGTTTGAGTGGAACTGTTGGTAGTCAATTTAAAGGCAGTGATAGACACGTGATGTTAGCCAGTGTGGCAAAAGCACAAGGCATGAAATGGAGTTTTAAATCAGGTTTGATGGATAGAGAAACAAATGAAGTTATCACAAAAGAGCCTGATAAAATTGCGGAGTTGTTGTTAGGTAAAGGTGCAGTAGCAAAAGACTTGTCCACAGTTGAAACCATACATGCAAAAATTAAAAACAGAACAGACTTTGCTAATCTTATTGCAGACGCCAAAGACAGTTTTGATAAGATAGGAAAGAAACTTCCAGAGCACATAGTTGCAGGTACAACTGTATGGTTTAGAAATTTATTGGACAGGATCCCAGTATGAAATTAGTAGAATTTAAAAAAACGTCTGGCAAATGTAAGCCTATCGTAGAATCAGCAAGAATACAACACGCAGAAGATTTGATATTGTTTCATGGACACCAAGGTGCCTTAAAAGCAATTGATATGTTAAAAAATATTGCAAGTGGCAAACAAGGTGTGTCAATCAAGTGGGATGGTTCACCAGCAGTTGTGTTTGGAAACAATCCTAACAATGAATTTATATTCACAGACAAAGCAGGATTCAATGCAAAAAACTATGATGGCAAGAGCACTAATGCAGATGATTTAGAATCCATGATTATGAGCAGAGCCAAAGATCCTGCAAAAAGAAAATCTTATGCACAATACAGTATGAAGATGAAACAAGCATTTCCAACAGTGCAACAATCAATGCCTGATAATTTTCAAGGATACTTTGTAGGTGATATGTTATATTTCCAACAACCACAAAAAGAAGGCAGTAGATTTGTTTTTAAACCTAATGTGGTTGAGTACAGTGTAGATGCCAACAGTATCATAGGCAAAAGAATTGCAAACAGTAAAGTGGGTGTTGTGATACACCATGTGATTAATGAACAAGGAACAATTAGTCCTCTTAAAGACACAAATCTTTTCAAAGACAACGGACTGTTAGCACTGCCACCGTCAACAAAAACACATCCTGGTAATGTTGATACAGCAATGTTACAATCTGCAGACGCAGAAGTGAGAAAAAATGCAGGTGCTATTGATATGTTTTTAAACAAAGGAAAATTAACTGAACTTAAACTTACCGATTTGCCAAACATTTTGTACACCTACGTGAACAGCAAAGTGGACACAGGATTAGACAATCTTGGTAAAGACTTTGATCAGTGGTTGGACAGTAGCACGGTGAGTGCTCCAAAGAAAGCACGTGTGAAAGAATATATCATTAGGAACAAAACAGGTTTTGATGCAGTGTTTAGAACCATTGCAACTCTGATGGAAACAAAAGATATGTTGGTAGATCAATTGGATGCAACTGAATCAGATATCATTGCAACAATAGACGGTGAAAAGGGCGGAGAAGGTTATGTAGCAGGTGCTGGCGGTGACAGCATGAAATTGGTGAAACGTTCTGGATTCACTAGAGCCAACAGAGCGATAAATAGATAAGGAGAACACAATGAAAGCAAAAGAATTTATAAAAGAGTTTAAAGGTATTGATCCATTAGATGATCCTAACAGAGGAATGGACAGGGATTTCAAACAGGAACCTTTGTTCAACCAACTAGGTAAAATTTTGGACAGCCAAGGAAATCCAAATCCACTTGATACTGTTGTGACTGACGATGGCAAAAAGTTTAAAGTGAGTGCCAGACAAGCAGATACTATTCGCAAATTGATGACAAGTAGCCAAGTTAAACCTATGATCAGATCAGAATTTACCAAAGCAATGCAAAATAGTGAAACTTTGTCTAAGTTTTTAGAAACAAATGACATGGTTCAATTGTTCAAGAGTATGTATCTAGGGGCAGGCGATGGAAAAGCAGAGCCAACAAACTACTAAAACAATCAACACACACATGAACTTCATTCATTCGTTGTATGAAGCGAGAATGACTCGCGACACACGTAACCAAAAAGTATTGACCTATACAGATTGTTGTGAAAGAACCTATCTTTCACTGTTGGTGCTTGAACTTCTTACCAAGTATGCAAGACACAGATCCAGTGCTAGAGCATATGCAAAACGCACTGTGGGTTCAACAAACTACGACACATTTAAAATGAGTTCAACGGACTTGTACAATTTTATATATTTTGTTACAGGTGATCAAGATGCAATGGACAAGTTGAAAGATCCAAAAGGTGCTATGGCATTGAGAAAGAAAACAACAATGCCTTTGATGGCTGTCAATAGATACTTGAGCAGAATGAGTGTAGGCTCCATGCAAAGAGGCAACACCCAATTATTCTTAAATCTTGAATCAGCATTAAACATCAGCAACACCTCATACAAAGCAGTGCGTAGAGCATTGTTAGACTACGACTCATTGAGCACTAGAGATAGAGAAAACACTGTGACAAGACTGGTCCAGGCTGTTAGAGCCAAACTGAGAAGTTCAGACATAATTGATGACCTTGAAAGATTGGTTGCAGATAAGAGTTTAGAAACAGGCAGAGTCAGTGACAATGAACCTAAAATAAGTGTACCTGATATCAATGTACAAGGTAAAGAATTGAGTATGTACAGATATCTTGTGGGTGCAAAAAACATTGTGCAAGTAAAACGTTTTGTGGACTTGGCTTTGAGCAACAAATCAATTCCGAGCACAGTGGTACAAGCATACCTGCCAGCAATTAAAATGATGCATGACATTGTGTCTGGTGGCCCAGCCTATGTCAGTATGTTTCGTGCATTGGCAGAACGTGCCAAAAAGAGCAAAAAGTAAACACTCTACATAATTTATTACCAAAATCTATAAATAAAAGTAACCTCATCCACTGAGCGTGGATTAGGGCATTAACGAGAAAAAACGGAGAAAAGAAATGCCTAGTATAACAAAAACTAATGGTTTCGTAAACAATTATGTTACAGGAACTGTTTTTCAAAACGCAAATCTTGGCTTCTACGTAGCAACAATTAGATCAACTTCAGGTGGTCAAAACACGGCTGTGGACTTAAGAGACGCAGATGGTGATGGCGCCGGTGAAGCAGATCAAATCGTTGAATTGGCTGTAAAAGGTACAAATGCAATTGCCTACTTCGCTCCCACAGGGAACGCAGGAACACTTGCATTGATCGTTGATGACTCACAACATGACGCGGCTTCAATCGCTAGATTGTTAGAGATCATTGATGGTGTTGGTACTGATACAGTAGTAGCGGCGGCAGATCAATTAACTTTCGCATAATAGTTGAAAGTAAATTAATAATAAAATTAGGGCGTTTGAACATTAGACGCCCTTTTTTTACGACTGT